TCACTTTACGTCTGCATCTTCCATACCTGCTACTCGCAGTTTTGTAATATTTGTAATTTGCCATTGCTTTTGATCCAGACCTTTAAGGATGCCAAGCCATTTGTTCCTTAAAAGTGCCCATTCATTTACAATCGACTCAAAGTCACACACTTCATCTTCTCCATCAACATATTTTTCAACATCTCTTGATGAAAGTGCTCTTTGATAATTTTCTAAATATATTTTGTAATGTTTTGTTCTTAATTTACGCAGTTCTCTATTCAAATGATTCAGAACTGCTTCTATTTCTTGTAGTTGTGCAAATCTTGTTTCAACAATTCCAGGCAAAGTTGAAGCGGCTTTTTCTAACTTGCCATATAACTTTACTTCACTTTTTGCTGTGTCAAGTTCTTGTTCATAGTATTGAATTGCAGACGGAATGTTTGCAAGAGATTTTACAATGTGAGAGTACCAGTTAGTATTCGCCATCATCTTCATCATCATATGAGTCTACATACTCTTCTAACACTTCATCAACTGCATCTGCAAGTGCACCATCGCCCACTTCGTTCTGCAAGTCTCTCAGTGTAGATTCTTCTACTCCTTGTTCGATGAGAAAGTTGACCAGTCTCACAGCCACTTCGGGTTTGTCTTTTGGAATCTTTTTTTCGAAGATATCCCAAAGTTCTGCTAAAACTATTGCGTCTACTGTGTCCAAAAATTATTCTCCTTCAACCTCGTCGACAGTACTTACCTCATCTTCAACATTTTCGGTTGGTGCTAGATTGCTTATTTCATGCATGATTATTTCAAGTTTTTCACCAGTCCATTGCTTTCTATATTCTAAATGTTCTTTCCCATGTTTGTCGATGTATTTTAATCTATTGCCTGATTTGACTAGCAATCCTTTTTTCTCAAACATATCAACTAGTCCTGAATATGGATCCATGCCAGTTTCATATGGAATTTTAATTTGTACGCCTTCAAATGGCTTTGCATATCTTGTCTTCATTACTTTACATGCCGCACGTATCCCACGAACTTCAGATATTTTATTGCCATCTTCATCTTCTTTTAGTTTAAGTTTTTTCATTGCTATTACTATAGATGATGCATAGATAAATCCTTGTCCGCCTGATATTTTATCATCTGGATCAAACATGTCCTGTGATGCGTATGTATGATTGGTTGCCAACATGCCAACGTTGTGTGCTCCAAACATGTTTACAGTATTCCTAACAAGTGCTGTAAGTGCCTTAGGCTTTCTACCTAAATCACCTTTCATGTCACCTTTGTCAAACTGATCAACATCTGTTGGCGTCAACAACATGCCTAATGAATCCAAAACAAACAATACTTTTGGTTTATCTGCAGTTTCATCTGTATAATCTGCTTTGTATTGTTTCATGAATGTTGATATTGTTTTTGCAACATCGTCAATCATACTCAAACTTAATCTTAACAGTTTGTCTGGAGACGTATCTACATTCAATGCTTGTAGCCATTTTTCATCCAAAGCATTTTCTGAATCAATCAAGACTACAAATATGCCTTGTTCTTGGGCATGTCTTACAACGTTTCCTGATGCTATAAAAGATTTGCCTGATCCTGATTCACCTGCAAGTACTGTAACTTTGCCTAATGGAATTCCTTTGTAGAAATCTCCTGATATCAAGTAGTTTAATGCATAGTTGCCTGTCGATATCCAATCTGTAGGATCGTTGAATCCGATACCCAAACCATCAATTGATTTGGTGATGTCTTTTCTAAATTTTGATATATCAAATGGTTTAACCATAGTTCTTGTCCTCTGCTGTTGTTGTTATTATACTGTCTGAATTTTTTTCTGCCAACTGGTTCTTTAGGTATTTGACTTTGTCATAACCAAATTTAAACATGGTTGGTTCATAATGAAAAGCATTGCTTACCCATATCAAACTGTGTTTTGGAAAAATAGGTGTATCAAACAAATCAATTTTTTCAAATTTTATGTCCATGGAATGCCATTTGGCCCAATTATCTTTGACCTTTTGTGGTGGATTCCATTCTGCGTTGGCATTCTCTACTTCCAAAGTTTCTGGCAAACTCATTTGAGATTGTAAGGCTTTGGCAAATTCAAGTTGCGGCTCGCAATAATCATATATGGTGTATGTTTCATAATCATGTTCTACACAATGCAACATACTTTTCCATGCACTTGCTAAACCATAAAAGTGTTTACATTCTTTGTAATAAGGAATGTTATATTGTTCTGTCTGTTCCAACCAAATCTTATTTTTAGATTTTACAACAATTTTTAACATGTTGTGAATAATAAATCTTTGTTTGCTTTCTTTATGGACAGGTTTGTTAAGTTCGGTAAACATGGTAGCATAATCTATGGGTAAATTTTTGTCAAACTTATAGACTTGGTCACTATCTCTAGCATACACGACATTATCAGAATGTTTGTGTGTATTTCTAAATGAAGTTGTAAGATAGTCTCCGGTTTCTAATATTACATCATTTCCTTTTGCAATTTTTTCTGCTTCTTCATACGTGTCTACAGTTATGCAATCTTGAAAATAATTGTACCCTACATTGTACGCATCAAAAAACAGTTTTGTTTGCGTAAATCTTAACAAAGAACTATTCTTTGGAGCATTATTAACTATAATAGCGGTTCGCATAACTCCTTTCTATTATTTCATCATCTATGTCTGTGTGTAATATAATGTGTAATCTTGGCTCATCACTGTCATTGTGTATCATGTGTCTGTTAGCAATGTCTAGCATAAATGCTTTGCCTGGTGCAAAAGGAATATCACCTCTTTCCAACATTCGAAATACACAACCTTTTGGATTTGTTATAGCAACATTAATTTCTTTTAAGTGATGAGTATCTCTATCTTTATGTGGCAATATCCATCCACCTGGTTCTAAATACATGAAACGTATTCTTTTTGTGTTGTCATTGATAATGAAAGTTTTTTCAATCCATTTTTTAGTGTTAGGACATTGATCTGCAACACTGGTCCATGCATGGTTGCCTTCTTTGGCTTCAGTAGTGCTAGGATCTATTCCATGTATAGTCAAACTATTCCAACCTTTATGTGTTTGGTTCAATAACTGATCTGCTGACCTATGTGCTACCAATTGATCTTTAACTTGATTAAATTCTTCTAAAATTTTTTCTTTAGGAACTTCTATGTCAAGTTCTAACCATGGCAGTTTCATATTGTTTTTAATGGCCTTTGCTTTTGGCCTATGCTTCAAAAAGGAAAGAATCATCTTTATTTTTTTCAAAAGTTTGTCTTACTGTGTCTACACTATCAGTAAAATTAGCAAAATTGACATATTCACCATTGACACAATCTATATTATGCCTAACACAATAGTCTTCAAATTCTTTTGGCGGACGTAAAGTACGAGGTTGTTTTAGATCAATTACAAGATTACCACTTATTGTAAGCATGTCTGCAGTATCAGAATCAACTGCATTCTCATCAAAGTTTAACCATTTTTGATAAGTGCTTCTGCCCAGATTGTTGCCTTTAATTTGTATCTGCCAATGATTCCAATTCAATATTTTTGTTCCAAATGGATTTTCAATTGCCCATCTGCGTTCTTTGTAGTTTCTGTACTCGTATAGTTGTCCGTCTTCATATTCATGTACAAATTCATTTATGTCTCTAAATTCATTTAATTTTTGTTGCGATATTTGTTCTAACAATCTGATCAATCCTGGCTTGTCATGATGTATTTTTACCCAATCCGCATGTATGTGATTCAAATCATCTTGCACCAATTGTTTTCCAATATATTTGTCAAACACATCAATGTTAAATTTTTGTTGAAAAAAGTCATTAGTATTTTCCAACACTGTCCTTAATTTGGACATTGTTTTTGTGATAGGTTTATCGATTTGGTGAAAATAATTTACTTTGCTTGTGTCAAGTTGCTGAACATACCATTCAGCAACTTCACTTGTGTTTAAATTTAGTTTATCACCGCTAGATGAAAAAACTAAATGCATTATTTTTGTTGTCTTGCACGAATCATTGCCAGTATTTCTTCTGCTTTGTTATCTGTTGCCGCAGGAGTCGGTGCTGGTTGTGGTGCTGGTGCAGTTGCCACTGGTTCTGGCGTTGGTGCTGGAGCAGGCTCAGGTGCAGTTTGTGTTGCCACTGGTGCCGCTGTCGCCTCCATTGCCGGTGCTGGTTGTGGTGTTGCAGTCGCATTCACTGGATCACCTGTTCTTTGTGCCATGCCTGCTGGACGAAAGTATTGACTCCATTTTTCAGCATCATATGGTTGTCCATCAACAGATGCTTCAAACATTTCTTTCATTACTTTTTGTTCAACTTCTGATGGCTTCTTTGGAAGGAAGTCATTCAAGTTAAACAAGCCATTTGTATCAATTGCTTGTTTTTGTTCTGGTGTTAGTGCAGATTCTCTTCTTGACCATTTCGATGTTGAATAGTCTGCATATCCACCTTTGCTTGACTTGTTGATTCTAAAGTCAACACCAGCATCATAATCAGTTGGCAAGTTTTCCATCC